TAGATGAAATCGACATCTTGTCATGGGTTCCGATTGACCACTTGACCGTCCCACCGAAAGTTTTGAAATGGTGTATGAAGGACAATGTCACTTCCATCGCAATGAGTGAGTTCGGATTCAATCTACTAAAAGAACAAGGCATTGACGCTCATTACATTCCTCACGCAGTTGACACCTCGGTCTACAAGCCAACGCACGAAATAAATGGACAGCCGATCCGGGAACACCTTGGACTCAAGGAGGATGACTTCCTAGTCGGAATGGTTGCAGCTAACAAGGCGAATGGACAGGTTCACCGAAAGGCTTTTGCCGAGAACATTCTGGCATTCAGCTTGTTTAGAAAAGACAACCCAAACGCTTATCTGTACATTCACACTGACCCCGGCTTGAGCATGGGTGGCTTTACTGTCAAGGCTCTCATCGCAGCGTGTGGGCTGGATGAAGATGCAATCTTGTTTCCAGACAGCGACAAATACCGAATGGGTTACAGCTCCGAGGAGATGGCAGCTCTTTATACTGGCATGGACATTCTGCTTCACGCCTCCTATGGCGAGGGCTTTGGCGTTCCAGCGATTGAGGCTCAGGCATGTGGGACTCCAACGATTGCTTCTAGCTGGACGGCTTGTCTTGAACTTGCTGGTCCTGACTCCTACTTGGTCGAAGGACAACCCTTCTGGGATGAGCCACAGTTCTCTTGGTTTCAAATTCCCTCAGTGCCGTCAATCACACAAGCGCTCACTAAGGCAGCAAAGCGAGGGCGACAAGAGTTCCCGGAGACACTAGCCTTTGCAAAATCTTATGATGTTGAAGCTATCTGGAACGCTTACTGGTTGCCATTCTTGCAAAGCAAGTTAGCGGTAGACTAGAAGCCGGAGGTTACCCTTGGCTATTACAAACGGTTATTGCACACTCAACGAGCTGAAGGCTTCGTTGCGTATCCCATCATCGGACACTATTGACGACGAACTTTTAGAGCTGGCTGTTGAGTCTGCCTCTCGTGACATCGACCAAGCGTCTGAGCGATTCTTTTACTCAAGTGCTGAGACTCGAATTTTTACGCCACGAGATTCATTGAATACAGCTATTGACGACCTAAGTGCTGTCACAGCGATCAAGACTTCTTCTTCAGCAGACGGCAGCTTCGATGTTACTTGGACGAGTTCTGATTATCAGCTAATGCCACTCAACGGCATAGCTGGAGGCATGGCAGTTCCATACGATCTTATCTACGCAGTTGGAGACTATTCATTCCCCATGTCTGGTCAGGAAGCCACTGTTCAAGTTGAAGGCACATTTGGATTCACCTCAGTGCCGACTGCAATCAGGCAGGCGACAGTCCTTCTCTCGGCAAGAATTTTCAAGCGTAACGATTCCCCGGGTGGGGTTATGGGCTTCGGCGACCTCGGCATCATTCGTGTTGGTCGCATGGACCCAGACATCGAGAAGCTAATCCAGCCCTACAGAAAAATTAGGTTTGCATGAGTATCGCTGCAATTCGTGAGGGCATAGGTACTAACCTTCGCACCATCTCTAACCTTAGAGTGTTTGAGGAAATCCCAGACACTCTCTCTCCTCCTGCTGCTGTCGTATCTCTCAACTCAGTTGAGTACCATCAAGCATTCGCAGGTGGACTAAATGTATTTCGATTCACTGTCAGGGTCATTGTCGGAAGGGCTGCTGAGAGGCAGGCTCAGAGAAGGCTTGACTTGTATGCAGAACCAACCGGAGACAGAAGTGTCCGAGGTGCGATAGAATCGAATAGAACGTTGAGCGGTGCTTGCCAAGACCTAATCGTCGAGTCAATGCCAAACATCGGTTCAATAACTGTAAACGAAAACGATTACCTAGCAGGCGAATGGACCGTCACTTGCTACTCATAAGGAGAATAAATTGGCAAAGTATGTAGTAACTGGAAACAACGTGAGCTTTAACGGAACTGACGTTTCCGCTTCCGTAACAAGAGCAGAGCTTGCTATCTCAAGCACCGAGGTCGATGTAACCGACTTCGCTTCAGGTGGCTGGACAGAAGTTGTTGGCGGACTCAAATCAGGAAGCGTTTCAATAGACTTCCAGCAGGACTTCGGCACTGGCGGAATCGGCGAGACTCTAACCGAGGCCCTAGTTGGAACAATCGGAACAGTAGTAATCATTGCTGGGAACGGAAGCACCGCTTCTACAACGACCCCGGCATACACTGCTGAGTGCCTTATTTCAAGTGTGACCCCGGTTTCAGGCGCAGTGGGCGACCTATCAACCTACTCGGTGCAGTGGAGTACTACTGGACCAATCGTCAAGACTACCGCTTAGGATCAAGAATGAAAATCAACCTACAACTAACATTCGATGGTGGCGAAGTTCGTGACATAACAGCAAACGCTGCTGACATGGTTGCATTCGAGGACAAGTTCAATGTCTCCGTTTCAGCTTTGGCTGAGAGTCCAAAGATGAGTTACATGTTCTTCTTGGCTTATCACTCAGAGAAGCGAACTGGACAAACCAAAGAAACCTTTGAAAAGTGGCTAGAGAAAATCGAGATGGTTGGAGCTTCGGCAACTGACCCAAAATAATCGGGCTGGGTGACAGCTCGGCTCATTGGTTCATTGCTGGACTCTCAGTCGAAACAGGTATTGCACCGAGTGTGTTGATGCAGGAATCCGAAAGGATGCTCTGGACAATGCACCGCTGGTTGGTAGCAAAGAACCTACCACCTAGATAGAGAAGCCTCTCCCTTCGGGGAGGGGTTTTCTCATTGGTAGAATTGAACAGTTAGGAGCGTCATGGCGGTAAGCAATCTCGGAAAGCTTGAAGGTAGCTCCGAAGCTCTTTATGTCCTCAGAACCTATGAGAGAAATTTATACACCGAACTAGGCAAGAACTTGAACACTCAACTGCGACCAGTTCTGGGACCCATTCAAGGGCAGATCAACGGAGTGATTACTAGCCAACTACGGAGCAGAAGGAAAGCCGGAATGTTTGGTCACGATGGTCGAACACAATGGGCTGGCGCTGAGATAAAAACCAAAACCTCGGTCAACCCAAAGAACCTAATCTTCATTGAAGGTAAAGGCAGGGGTTCCAGCAGTCTTGACGGCGCTCTGGGTTTTGAGTATGCAGAGCTTGCAGGAATCAGGCGCAGCGGACCAAAGCCAGTTTCTAAGGGGTGGGGTCAAACTGGTCCGGGTTATCACTCATACATTCAGAACGGGCAGGGCGATGGCTTTATCAAAATGCTCAACAAGTATGGCAAGCCGGGTAGGTTCTTGTTCAAGCGAGTGCTAAACAAGAAGGCAGACATTGAGGGCAAGGTCCTTTTGCTTAGCGAAAAGTTAAACATAAAAATCAACCGTAAGCTTGCAACGGAAACTGGCAACTCAGGAATGAAGGTCAACTAATGAGCATCAAGATTCGGATTGTCTCGGACTTTGACAAGAGGGGCATCAAAGCTGCCGAGCAGCAGCTAGGCGGACTCGCCAAGGCAGCAGGAGTGGCTCTCGCTGTAGTTGGCGCTGCAATGGTTGGTATCGGTGTCAAGTCCGTTCAAGAGTTTGCAAAGTTCGATGGAGCGCTTACAAAGTCCAAAGCAATTATGGGCGAGCTTAGCGACACGATGCAGAATGAAATGTCGGACGCAGCTCGTGAGGTTGCCAAGGTCACAGTGTTCTCGGCAGAGCAGGCAGCAGAATCATTCTTCTTCCTAGCCTCGGCTGGCTTGAGTGCAGAAGCTTCCATCGCAGCATTGCCACAAGTGGCTCAGTTTGCTCAGGCAGGTATGTTCGACATGGCTCGGGCAACCGACCTCTTGACAGACGCTCAATCGGCACTTGGGCTGACAGTTGATGACGCTTCTGAAAACCTCAAGAACATGGCTCAGGTTTCAGATGTTCTGGTACGAGCCAACACGCTTGCCAACGCTTCTGTCGAGCAATTCTCCACAGCACTTACAACCAAAGCCGGAGCTGCGCTTCGATCATTGGGCAAGGATGTTGAGGAAGGTGTTGCGGTTCTTGCTGCATTCGCCGACCAAGGTATCAAGGGCGAGCTTGCTGGTACTCAGCTTGCAATCGTTCTAAGAGACTTGACCACAAAGGCAATCAACAACAAGGATGCTTTTGCCGAGATGGGCATCTCTGTCTTTGACTCCAATGGGGAGATGAAGAACCTTGGGGACATAGTTGGAAACCTCGAAGTCGCACTCGCAGGCATGAGTGATGAGACACAGAAGGCTACGCTTCTACAACTTGGATTCTCTGACAAATCCCTAGCCTCGCTTCAGGCGCTACTTGGAACAGCGGATGCGATAAAGCTTTATGAGTCTGAGCTTCGCTCGGCTTCTGGGTTCACTAGAGATGTTGCCGAAAGACAGCTCAAAACCTTCAGCGCTCAGGTCGGACTTCTTGAGTCGGCATTCAAGGATGTAGCCATTGAGATAGGCGAGGAGTTAACCCCTTACCTAATGGAGTTGATTCCCGTACTCCAAGACTTGCTCCCGGTTATCGGTCAGAAACTTGCGGACGCAATCAAGAAGGTCGATTGGGCTGGCTTGGTCGAGGTGGTTGCCAACTTCTTTACTTCGATTGCTGACAACCTTGACAGGATAGTAGCTTTCGCTAAAGTCCTTATTGCGCTTACGGCAGCAGTGGGGATTTATTCGACAGCAACGCTGATTGCCATTGCCCACACAAAGGGCTTTACCGCTGCACTAATGAAGAACCCAGTCGGACTAATTGCGGTTGCAATCGCAGGGATGACTGCTGCACTAATTGTCAACAACGGCAAGCTTGAAGAAAACATAAACAACCACAAGCTGTTGACCTCAAAGACTGATCAAGCAAACTACTCAACTAAAAACTTGGCTGACAGATACAAAGAGTCCGCATTCGCAGCGCAAAGGTATGGGGTTGAAAGCGATGACCTAACAAAAGCGCAACTAAGAATCGCTGGTGCATCTAACAGTGCTACTGGAGAGATGGTTCGCTTCAACAGCATAAGCTTGTCTCTCGTCAGAGGCGAGCTGGATGCTACTAAAATTGCGTCTATTGAGCTGGGTAGAACTCTGGCAAACAACCAAAAGCAGCTTTTCTATGCGATGAAGGGCATTGACGTTTTCGGAGCTGGGATTTTCGATGACCCCGACCCGGTGGACACTGGTCCTTCTAAGTTTGAGCAGGCTCGTGACAGAGTTCAATCACTTATCAAGGACTCACAGAAGCAACTGGCTAATGCTCAAAAGCAATACAACAAATCTGCCAAGGATGCAAACCAGAACTATGCAGACTCAGTCCTAAAGCTACAGCTAGATTTTGCCGACAAGCTTGAAGGAATTATTCAGCAGTCTCAGGACAGATTGCGCTCCGCATACAAGTCAGCGGTACAAGTCAACCTCGCAACGCTCTTTGACCAAGACGAGGATAAGTCTGTAACGGGTCTAGTCAAGTCTCTAAGCGACAAGCTCACTGCCTCTAGGTCATTGCTTGCCAACTCCGCTCAACTCGCCTCAGCAGGCTTCTCACAGACTTTTATTGAGCAGATTGTCGCAGCAGGAACTGACACCGGGAACGAGCTTGCTTCGGCAATCCTCACCTCAACTCCAGAAGTGCAGAGCGAACTCAAGAGTCTGTTCGGCGCAATCGAGATGGAATCGAATCAGGGCATGGATGTTCTGGCGAAGTCTATCTACGACAAGCAGGGCTTGGCAACTGAGGCGCTAAAAGACCTATACGTCCAGACTGGCATTGAACAAATTGAGGCAATGCTTGAGCAGCAGTCGATCCTTGAGAACTCACTCATGTCAGCCAACGAAGCATTTGTAGAAACAGTTCAAGAGATTCGCAACACTGTCAAAGAGCAGGTCGCTGAAATGGCTGGAGAGTTCGGCGGACTCGGTAACACCATTGACCAGTTCATTGGCAAGCTAGACAGCCTGATTGCTAAGTACAAAGAACTTGCTGGAGTAGAGGGTGGCACGAGAACTAATGTCTCAACATTCCCTACTCCGGGTGGAGGCACTGGCTCAATAACTATCAACCCACTTCCAATGCCAACTTCCTCACCGGGATTCTCGGGAGGCTACGACACAAGACCAATTCAAAACAACTTCACCTTCAACACAACGACAGACGCAACTCAGTCGACGGCTATGGTCGGAGCGGTTCTGGGTCAAGCTGTTAGCAAGTACACTTCAACAGGAGGCGCTCTCAAAGGCTTGACAGTGATTGGAGTCTAATGGCAGTCCCCACACCTCTAGTCGAAATTGGGTTTGACCTTACCGAGACTGGCACTGGTCCGTTCTTTCGTCTGGACGATCCAGTCAAGGGCAAGCTAAACAATACTGATTGGGTATTGGGAGGAACTCTTTTCTATGACGTGACCGACAAGGTCAGGACCATTGCAATAAGGCGTGGCAAAAACCAAGCGCTTGACCAGTACGATGCTGGACTTGTCAATGTCGTATTCAACAACAACGACAGAACATTTGACCCAGAGTTCACTGGCTCTCCTTACTATGGTCAGATTATCCCAAAGCGCCAACTAAGAATCTCCTCGGCAGGGGTGCTTCAATTCTTTGGCAGCATCTCGGACTGGAACTTGAAGTACGAACCTAACGGTGACTCGCTTGCCTCGGCTGCTTGCACCGATGCACTTGTGTTCTTTGCTAACCAAACAATCTTTGAGCGCACTAACGCAGCTCAGAAATCCGGGGATAGACTCAACACGATTCTAAGCTTGCCTGAAATTGACTGGTCTACTGAGGACCGGGACATTGAGACGGGGGCGATGACGCTCGGTGCGGACACCATTGCTGAGAGTACAAACGCACTTGACTACATAAGGCTTATCACTCGATCAGAGCCGGGTTCATTCTTTATGTCTAAGTCTGGAAGCGTCACATACAAAGACAGACGAACTGGACCATCCTCGGGTGGAACTGTTTTGGCAGATGACGGTTCTGGGATTCCTTATAGCAACATGACCGTCGAGTATGGCTCGGAGCTTCTATACAACGAGATTGTCACGACCTCGGTAATAACTCAAACAGGAGTCAAGGCGGTTGCTCAAGAGTCAATCGACACCTATGGAATTTTGAACCTGACTCGAACTGACTTGCTGATCAACTCAGAAGCCGAGCTTGCTGACTATGCGACCTACATAGCCAACCGATTCAAAGACCCAGAGTACAGATTCAAGTCTGTCCAGATTATTCTTGACCAGAGAACCACCGCTCAACAGGACGAAATTCTTGCTCTTGAAATTGGAGACGTGGTTCAAATAAAGTTCACGCCAAATGGGGTAGCTCCGGCAATCGAAAAGTATGCCGAGATTATTTCGTTGGCTCACGCAGTAGACAGCACAAACCACGTTTTGACAATGGGGTTCTCAACACTCGACTTCTCGTTGATGGTTTTGAATGACCTTGTGTTTGGTAAGCTAGACAGTGGAAACGCCTTGGCGTTCTAAGGAGAGAAATAAATGGCAGGATTAGGACGTAAGGTCTGGAGCGCAGGCGATGTTGTCGCTGCTGCGGATGTTCAAGGTTATCTTCAAGATCAAAGCGTAATGGTTTTTGCGGATGCAGCAGCACGAACCGCAGCCCTAGCAGCTCCAACTGAGGGCATGGTCACGTTCCTTCAGGACACCGACGCTCTTGAGTATTTCGATGGCAGTGCCTTTGTGGGTGTATCTAACCCCGGTGACATTACAGCCGTAACCGCTGGGACTGCGCTAACAGGCGGAGGCACAACAGGAGACGTAACACTAAACGTTGACGTGGCTAACCTCGCTGGAACGGCCCTGACCGCAAACGGAGCAGCCCTTGACGTTGACCTAGCAACAGTTCACACCGCAGACTTCATTACAGACGCAACCACAGCACGAACCCTAACCTCCACCGATGCAGGCAAGACAATCTTGTTCACAAGCGGATCGGCAACAGTCGTAACCGTAAACGCAAGCACCGACATACCAGTCGGTCAGAGGGTAGACATTATCGCAGACGGAGCAGGAGCGCTAACCGTAACCGCAAGCAGCGCAACTATCGCAGGTGCAGCGACTTCAACAACAACGGGCAGCTTTACAATCGGCGGACAATACTCAGCAGCGACTTTGCTTTGTGTGGCAACTGACAGCTATCGCCTAATCGGAAACGTGAGTGTGGTCTAGATGAGCTTTATGCTACTTGGAATACTAAACGCTCAGGCTGCTGGCGGTG